ATGGCTACCGTTAATTTCTATCTTGACACAAGAAGGGCAAAGGCTAACAATAAATACCCTATTAAGTTACGTATCCAGCATGAAAGCAAATTATTGCTTTCTACGGGGTTTGATTCTGCCATTGAAGCATGGGATGGAAGTTGCTATAATAAGAAAGAACCAAATTATAAATATAAAAATGCAGCATTGCGCAATATCTTTGCCGCTGTAGAGAATGAACTTCTTGTCATGCATTCTATGGGAAAGCTTAAAGTGATAACCGATAAGATGCTGAAATCTCACTTGGAAGAAATTATTAGCGGCAGGAAAAAGAGTGAAAAGTCATTCATTGATTATTTGGATGAATTTGTTTCATTGAAGAATAATGCCGGCACAAAGATTGTTTATGAAACTACCCGAAACAAACTGCTGGCTTTTGACCCTAATTGTACATTCGATACTATGGACAGAAAATGGCTTGTGTCATTCGAGAATTGGATGAGTGGAAGCGGAATGAAGATAAATGCCTATGCTATTCATATTCGGAATATTCGTGCTGTTTTCAACTATGCCATTGATGAAGAGATAACCACATTATATCCATTTAGGAAATTCAAGATAAAGAAAGAAGAAACCCGAAAGCGTTCTCTCACCATCGAGCAGATTAGAGTACTGAAAGCCTATCCATGCGAGGAATTTGAGGAGAGATACAGGGACTTATTTATGCTGTCGTTTTATTTGATCGGCATAAATATAGGGGATATGCTTCTGCTGAAAGAGGAGAACATAGTCAACGGGCGGATTGAATATCATCGTCGAAAAACTGGAAAATTGTATTCAGTGAAGATAGAACCGGAAGCGCAGGGTATAATTGATCGATATAAGGGAAGGCAATATCTCTTGAATGTTTTGGACGAGTATTCTAATTACAAAGATTTTATCAGTCGGATAAACAAGGCACTGAAGAATATAGGGCCATTCGAGCGTAAAGGGCTGGGAGGAAAGAAGGTTCGCCAACCGTTATTTCCGGATCTGTCCACATATTGGGCCCGCCATTCATGGGCTACATTGGCTGCGGAACTTGATATACCTAAAGAAACTATATCTGCCGGTTTAGGACATGAGATTGGTTCTGATGTTACTAGTATCTATATCAAATTCGATCAGAAGAAGGTGGACGATGCCAATAGGAGAGTGATTGACTATGTGTTTGGAAAAGAAAAAGCCGGGAAATGATGCCCGGCTTATATTGTTGGTTTAGAACCGCCACTTATTTTGGTTATAGCGTCATGCTCTGTGTTTTTTCTTTGTTTCTCATCCTCGTCTTTGAGATACTTGTTCCTTATATCTTTGATGTCGTTTGTCATTCCCCATACTTTGAAGAAGAGAATAATTTGTAATACTCCGAATATTAGGAGTATGATTTAGGTGTAGTTGTAACAAGCAGTGCATAAAAATAAATATGCACTGCTTGTTTGATTAAAGTTTTTCGTTTTTTAATAATTCTGGATGGTCATATGTGTAATATACCTTGAAAATAAAAGTATATTCATTAATAACATCTCTAATCTGGATGGGCAGCATTAATCTGATTTCGCCAGCTTCTTTTCCTATATATTTTTCAGGGAGCATGGAATGCTTTTTCCATCCATTTCCGATTGTGCTATAACCTATTTTTATACCATCGTCATAATAAACATTAGATGTCGGGGTTGCTAAATCTTCAATTTTGGCACCTTTTATGATTGTGGTAGCTGGTTGGTCTCCTTCTCGTTCGGAGAATTTTGTTCCAACATGCATAATTTTTGAGGATAAACCATCTAATCCTACAAATGCTGCTTCATTCCAAATGATTTTAAGAGAATGATCGGATACATTTTTTAGCATAAAGTTAAATTGCTCTGAAGTACCAAAAATTACAATGTCTATTATGCTGTCGTTATATGAATATTTATCAATCCCATTGTCTTGTATGATTTTTGTGTTACCATATCGATTTGTTGCTTTTTCTGGCTTTTCAACTTTCAATAAAGCTGTCTTATAGCTTCCTTTGAGTGCCTTTTGAAAAGGCGTAGTTTTAACCATTGAATACGGACATTCTATAATTTCCCCAGTTCGTTTATTTTTAACTTTTACATTTATTTCTGCTGTCGCATAATCTTTACCAACTCCCTTTCCTATAAATAGATCAATAATTTCATATTGATCTTTGACCATATCGTGTTGTATTATTTTTCCCATATGAAGTTGTTTGTATTCCTCAAAAGGTTCAGTGAAAACAATGGGCATATACGAAATGAGTGGCCATTGTTTAACTCCACTCCATATACTAACTTTTACGGAAACTTCTTCATACCCTTTAAATTTAATTTTTCTTTTAGACCCGTTTTCGATAGCAATGATAGAAATTTCTTTATTAGGCTTGTCGTTAAGAGTTATATTTTTAACTGTGACTTTTGATATAGTGTAAGTCTTGCCAATGTAAGATTCATTAAATTTAAATCCAGATTTATCCCATGTTTCTAATTGCCCATATGCGGGGCGCACCGTAAAGCATTTTCCTACATATTGTTGGTATTCTTCTTCTGTCTTTTGTTGATTAAAGCCAAAGTTGGTACTAGTGTTAAAGGCGAAGGATGTAATATGGCTTACTAGTAGTCCAAGCAAAAATAAAATCTTCTTCATAATCTTAATATATTTAGTTTCTAAAATCTCTTTACAGCTCCCAATACTTGAAATATAGTTCTAATCATTCTTGCTGGAAGTTGTTGTGGGGAATACTCTGGTGATTTATTGGATGGGATGAGCGTATATGAATCGTCAGTTTTCCCAGCTCCCAATCTTTTTATAGTGCGCATATCGTTTGTTGTAACGATGGCATACACTTCTCCAAGTGGAAGAAATGATTTATCTTCTATTTTCTTTAATGCTATTATATCTCCGTGATTGATTTCCGGTTCCATAGAATGACCTGTAACATTGCACCAGCAATCCGCATTATTGTATTTTTGAAAATCTATCATATATTCCGGATTTATAGTTTGGTCGTTTAGAATCAGGTCAAAACCACCTATAAAATCTACATTATAATAGGGAACGCCTGTTGTATAGTTGATTTTAGGTTGTTCAGTACCATATTCCAAAATTGGCTCCATTACAATATTCTCGTTATTTTCTTTACGAGACAACATCTCTCCTTCACCAGTAAGAAGCCAGTTTGCATTTACATCTGGGAATTTTGATAAAATTTTGTTGAGTACATTTTTACCAGCACCACGAGATACCCAATTACTTATTGTTTGTGGGCTTTCTTCCATTTTTCTTGCAAAATCAGCTTTTGATTCGCAGAAATGAGAAATAATATCAGAAATTCTTTCACCTTCTGTTTTCATATAAACAATTTTGTGTATATTTGTGTCGGAATCAAGTTGCGGATGATTTCAACTAATTTGTTTAACTATTCCCGTAAGGGACTATATAGGCGACTTAACTTCAAACCGCAACTTTGGAGTTGGTCGCTTTACTTTTATAGTTATGGTAATAATCAATCCTTTTCTATTTGAATCAATGAGAATGCAAATAGAAGAGTCATCTCATACGCCAAACAAAACAATCTGTAAGGATCCATTTAAAGAATCAAACAGGCTTGTTGATAATGCAAAAGAATCATACTTCAAGATCTTGAAGGAAGAGAAGCGCGCTATCAGAGAAAGTGCCAATCCTTCCGAGTTTAATCTTTAGTTTCCTTGTGAATGCATCGTCAAACAGTGTATATCCATATCGTGTTTTAAGTTCTTTCAACTGATTAATAACATAATCTATATCTTCCTTATCTTTAGTCTTTTCAGTGGTCTCAAGCATCATGTAAATAGATTGCCTTATATCTGCTATATTTTTTAATTTCATAGCCATGTGTAGCAGGCGTATCTCTATATACATCATAGTTTTTGCTGTATGAATTACATGATGGTCACTTATGTCCTGTAATTTTTCTTCTATTTCATTTTTAAGGTCGTTTTTTAACCCAAAAATGTTATATCCAACCATTACGGCTAATGCTCCTACAACGAAAGAAAGAAAAGCAATCATAGAATCGAATAGAGTCCATGTTACAGGCTCGTATTTGCATAGCCATAGCAATATTGCAATGACACTTAATCCCAGTGCTATCCGCGCTATCCAATTTCTATTTCTGTCTTCTTTCTTCATATTATAATAAGGTATAATCTGCTTTAATAGTTAAATAGTGTTTATATACATATATTTGTTTATATGCTATTTGTAGTATACACAAAAACGTGTATCTTTGCATTATCAAATTAAACTGATACAAAGAAACGAAGATTAATTCAGATTTCAAATAGTATAAACATATTAAAATACACGATTATGAGAACAAGAGAATTTTTACACGAAGTAATGAGCCTTGCTTGGCAGTTCGTTAAGCGTAATGGCTACACCATGAGCGAAGCAATGAAGGTCGCTTGGGCTAATTTGAAACTGAAAGGTGAGATGAAGAAGAAGATAGTGAAGTTCTACTTCAAAAAAGTGGACGGTTCTGTTCGTGAGGCATACGGTACACTAAATGAAAAGCTGATGCCTGCCATCACTGGTACTGACAATAGAAAGAAGAATGATACCGTCCAGACTTACTATGATACTGAACGCCAAGAATTCAGATGCTTCAAAAAAGCTAATCTGATGTCAATCGCATAAAAGATATGGATATGAATGCTTACACGATTAACCAGCAGTTGGATAGCCTTTATAAAGATTTAGAGGCAGCTCACAACAACGATGAAAGGACTGTTTGCCTGATGTTCAATGCTGATAGCAAGAAAGAAGTTATCCAGTTGATAACGGATGAGATAGACAGTTTGGAAGATGCCTTAAAAGGTTTTGAAACTTGTGAAGATGATGGCATGGATTACGATGCTCTATGCCGGGTACAAGGTATCAGCCGATACGCATAATACACGATTATGCAACGCACGACAGCCCTACGGACGGATTGAACGGCAACCGATAGCGAGAATCGGGTAGGGTACTATTGATTAGTTCTTTGAAATTCTGTAAAAGCAATTACGGTGTAATTCATAAGCCGTTTTTGCCAACCAAAGATAACGAACGCACATAAGCAAGTTGGGGCTTGTGAGCTGTGCAATGTTTAACAATTAATAGAAAACACCGCAAAGAATCGTCTTTGAGCAGTGAGCATACGGGTTAGGCGTCCGTACTGTTTTCGACAATATAGCCTGTACTGAACTGAAATAAGGTTCTGCTATTCGATTAGGGTACAGGTACTTATTTAAATTTATACGATTATGAAAACAATCCAATTCATTTTATCTATATTGGTTAGTATATGTGCTGCCGGTATGCTTTACGGGGCTATCACTACTTACAGTCCTATGAAAATATTCTCTATCACTATAATGAGTGTTATATGTGTAGGGTGTGTGTCGCTCATGAGAATAACTTATAGAGAACTTAAAACAGACCGCTAAAAGGTAGTCCTATAATCCGGCACAAGGCGCATGGGGATGAGTGCACAATCACCTTGTAAACCAGCTGGGCGGTAATTTATGAAGTAGCATTGTTGGAATGCGTGTAAGCGATTAATTGTTGGTATTAACTTATATTCTAATTTATATATTCATTTAGCTTACAAGAAGTAGGTTCGACTCCTACCTTTTTAACGACATTTTAAATTTATACGATTATGACAGTGGAAGAATTAAGAGGCATGACGCATGAAGATTTAGTAAGGCGTGTGCAGGAACTGGAAGAGGCTAACGAGAAATTAGCTGAAGAGAAAAATACATGGTATAAATCTTGGAGTGATTTGAACCGGAAGTTTGATCATTTCAAGAACGCGGTTAAAAGCATTGTTATGATAATAGATTAGATATTCGTGTTTTATATTGTGTTTGTACTGGGTGTGCCGTCCGTGAGGATAGTGCACCTTTTTTAATCGGATGGTTAGCTTATCGGTTAGAGCTTCGTGTTGCGCAAACAATTGGCACGATTGAGAGGGGTTCGATTCCCTTACCATCCACGAATCATTAATTAAATTTTACTTTTATGGCAAAAGAACTGAAAGAAAGAACAGAAATCAAGAAAAAGCTGAAAAAGAAGAATGACAGAATCAGCTTTGACTTTAGCGACAAGCTTGCCGGACAGCTTCGCAGGTGTACCGCTGATCTTAACAGGCTGGCAAGGATTGACCGGATAATAGACAAGGAGCAAACTTTGTATTCGGTGGACACTAACAGGGAAGCCGGATATATTGAGGTTATCCGCAATTATTAATCAGCTGACTTGCACGATTATGAAGAGAGTTTTTAATGAACTTACACCTGAATGCGAGATTACGGCACGAATGTATGCACAAGGGTATGAGAAGAAGGAAATAGCCGATTTGAAATGCAGGGCTGTGAGCACGATAAACAACCAGTTGCAGAAGGCTTTTGAGATTCTTCATGTAAGAAATGGAAGAGAACTGGCGACCATGCTATATGAGCGTCTGGCTGGCATGAAATTCACTATGGATTTCCCACCAATAGCCCGTTCTGTTATCGCCTGTTGTTTATTATGTGTGTTTTCAATTACGTTTTATCAGGATTTCCATTCGGATATGCGTAGGGCAAGACGGATTAGAGAAGAGAAAATAGAATTTCTGAAAGATATGATATGAAAAGAGGAAAGGTTGAATCCGTACAGAAACTTTGGCTTAATAAGGATGAAGCGATGGCTTATTTGGGGTGTAGCGTTGATTACCTTGATAAACTTAGGAATAACGCCCAGGTTTCATTTGCCAAAGATGGAAAAATGATTTGGTACAATTTGGAGTCGATCAACAGATTTTTGAATAGAATGAAAGTAATATAAACCCTTTAAATTTTACGATTATGAGTCTTATTAAAAAATCAAATGAATTAGTAATTCCTACCACTGTAAAGATGATGATTTACGGTCAGGCTGGTATGGGAAAATCAACAGTGGCATTGAGCGCACCGAAACCGTTATTATTGGATTTCGATAATGGCGTTAAGCGTATGAATATGGCGCATTTGGAAAACATAGATACTGTACAGGTCACTTCATGGAGTGATGTTCAACAGGTCTTGCAGGAGGATTTGTCTGCCTATCAGACAATCGTGGTAGATACCATTGGCAAGATGATGGATTTCATCATTACTTATAAATGTGGCAGCCGCCAACCGTCTATCAAGGATTGGAGCGGTATCAATGCGGAGTTTTCATGGATGACACGAACACTTTCAAGTCTGAATAAACATATCATTTTCGTTGCCCATCGCGACACACGGAAAGAAGGTGATGATACCGTGTTTATCCCTGCCTTGCGTGAAAAGTCCTACAACTCCATCGTTACTGAACTGGATTTGCTCGGTTATCTTGAAATGAAAAGCGAAAGAGGCGTCCAAAGACGTACTATTACTTTTGACCCAACTTCAAGAAATGACGGTAAGAATACTTGCAATCTTCCTTCAGTGATGGAAGTTCCTACCATCCTTGACAAGAATGGTAATCCAACCGCAAAGAACGACTTTATCACCGCCAAGATAATCAATTCGTATTTGGGTATGCTTGCTGCCAAGAAAGAGGCACAGGAAAAGTATGATAAAGTTATTGAAGAGATAAAAGAACAGATCGAACTTATTACGGATGCGGAATCTGCCAATAATTTTATCGCGCAAATAGATAACTTTGAGCACGTTGGTTCTTCAAAGCAAATGGCGGCAAAGTTGGTAGCTAACAAAGCGAAGTCTTTGAATCTGAAACTTAATTCAGAAAAAAAATATGAACCAGCAGCCTAAATATCGTATTTACGCAACGCTTCTTGATGCCTTTGGGGCATATCTGAATAGTGATGTGATTTGGGATAAGTACTGGGGGTGGTCAGAAAATCCACCCCATACTCCCGAAGAATTTCACGAACAACAGTTTCAAGAACTGATAGACCGGATTAACCGCAAGCCATTCGACAGCGAAGCGGCAGACAAGGGAACAGCCTTTAATGAGGTTATTGACTGTATGGTTGAAAATCGGAAATCCGAAACCGTGCAGGTTGAAAAGATATATAAGGTAATACGCGAAGGAGCTTGTGACGAAACAGGTAAACCTTTGTATTACGATGAGGTTCAGACCAACGAGGTTATAGGTTTGAAAGCTACCTATAATAATCGTGTTTTTACTTTCCCAATCTCACTTTGCCGAGAGTTTTCCGGTTACTTCAAAGGAGCATTAACCCAACAAAGAGTAGAAGCGATTCTTCCAACCGCATACGGCAATGTTTTGGTTTATGGTTTGATTGACGAACTGATGCCTACCAGTATTCACGACATCAAAACAACCGGTAGTTATACCGTGGGAAAGTTCAAAGATCACCACCAGCATTTAGTATATCCATACGCTTTAATGAAGAACGGTTCTGATGTACGGACATTTGAGTATAACATTGTGGAGTTCAACAAAGGCGGTTATGTGGTAGATACCTATACAGAAACATACGTTTTCAATCCTGAACGTGATATACCAATCCTCACTAACCATTGTGAGGAGTTTATCCGGTTCTTGGAAGAAAACAGAGAACTTATAACCGATAAAAAGATTTTTGGAGGAGAAAATTAATGGCAAACCAAATAACCGGACGGATAATCGAAATTGGACAAACCGTTCAAATACCATCCAAAAACGGTGGTTCCTCATTTACAAAACGGGAGTTTATTTTAGATGCTACTACTTACGACCCTTATACGGGAGAGCGTAGCGAGTATGAAAACATTATTCCCTTAGAGTTTTCAGGCGATAAGTGTGCAGAACTTGACCGCTTTAATCAGGGTGATGTTGTTACTGTATCGTTTGTCTTACAAGGGCGTTCTTGGACGAATCAGGACGGAGAACTCAAACGTATGGCATCTATCCGGTGCTACAAAATAGATGCGCGTGGTGGTGTATCGCAATCCCAACAAACAACATCGGTACAACAGCCAGCGCCACAGTCGACCTATCAGCAACAGCCACAGAATTTCCCGCCTCCGGTTGATGTTAATGGCAATGTAAAGGACGATTTGCCTTTTTAGCGTATGTTGTTCGACTTGAAGAATGATATGGAAGAGATTTGGAAAACAGTAAAAGGGTATAATGGATATTATCAAGTTTCTAATACAGGTAAAGTTCGGAATCCTAATAAGGTGCTTACTCCAAATGTTGGAGTAAAGAACGGATATGTTTATGTTACTTTGAGAAAAGATAAAAGACTGTTACATCGAATTGTTGCAGAAACTTTTATCCCCAATCCATTTAATAAACCAGAGGTAGACCACATTAATGGAATTAGAACGGATAATAATGTTTGTAATTTAAGGTGGGTAACTCGCACGGAAAACAATAATAATCCTATTACTAAAAGCCGTTTTAGTAAATCTGCTAAAGGTAAAGTTATCAATGCAGAAACTAAAAAACGAATGTCAATGAGCCGAAAAGGGGAAAAACATCCAATGTATAATAAAAAGCATTCAAGTTTTTCTAAAAGAAAGATGTCTATAACTCATTCAATTCCAGTTGTGCAATTTGGATTACAAATGAATTATATAGCTGAATTTGAAAGTGCAAAAGTGGCTTCTCTTGAAACACAAGTTGCTGCATCAAGTATCAATGCTTGTACGCTCGGCAAAAGGAAAACGGCTGGTGGCTATATTTGGAAAAAGAAAAATGATATTTAATTTATCAAATCATTATGAAATACCCAAGTTCAAGGAGTATGTAAACAAGCTATTTAGTGAACGTGCGGTGGTGGAAGTGAAAAAGAAACTACCTAACCGCACGCTTGCCCAAAACAGCTACTTGCATCTTCTTTTAGGGTATTTCGGTGGTGAGTACGGTTGCAGTCTCGACGAAGCAAAAATTGACTTCTATAAGAGGACTTGCAACCGTGATTTGTTTGAACGTAAGATGGTCAACAAGAAAGGCAATGAAGTAACCTATTTGCGCAGTTCTGCCGAGCTGACAACAGGTGAAATGACTTTGAGTATTGACCGTTTCCGAAATTGGAGTGCCTCAGTGGCAGGTATCTATCTGCCGGCTGCAAATGAACATCAAATGCTGATATACGCCCAGCAGGAAATACAAAGAAATCAAGAATTTATTTAGTTATGAAAGCATTATTTAAAATGGACTTCGATTGCGGAAGAATGGGCAATCTTGAAGGAGTATTTATTGCAGATACAGAAGATGTCGAATACTTAGTGAATAGTAAAATCTGTGTTTACTTCGGTGAAGTACTTGGCAAACACTCTGAAATATCCGGGTGTGTGGCTGAAAGTGAAATCAAACAAATAACCACCGATGAAAATGTAATCAAGATAGTTGAAGAATATGGGCTCAACAGTGGGTATAATCCATTTGAATACACTCTTTGTACATCAGAAACGGAAGATGTACCCGACAACGGAGTTGACTGGGATGATTGTATGGTACAGGAGTATATCGACTTTAAACGCAAAGGGATTATTCCTAGTTTCTATAAAGAAGAATATGAAGTATGGTTGAAGAATAATAACCAAAAGTAAAATATTTATGGACAAATTTTTAGGTCAAGAAATCCTTGAACAGGAACGTTGGCAGTTCCTTCAGGATAATGCCGATGCAGTAGAGAAAATTGGTTATACCCACCGATTCACACCCGAAGAATTGGCGCAAAAGAAAGAAACATTAGCCGAGGTATCAATCACCATCAATGATATTGAGATTGAAAAGAAAGAGGCTATGGAAGAGTTCAAAGAACGCCTGAAACCTTTGAATGAAGAAAAGCAGGAACTTCTGGACCACATCAAGAGAGGTTCTGAGTTTGTGGAAAATGAAGAATGTGCCAAAATCCTTTACCATGAGGAAAAGATGGCAGGATTCTATAACAAGTTGGGTGAACTGGTTTACAGCCGCCCGATTATGCCGCAAGAAATGCAGAAGACAGTATTCAGTATTAACCGTAAAACAGGAACAGAATCATGAGCGAAAACAAATTAAACGTGATTATACCGAAAGATTATAACGGTGCACCAATTGAAGTAGTATTGAGAGAGGGAGAAGCCCCCGTAGCACTCGACCCAAAAGAACCAGAAAGAGTAGTTATCAATGGAACGATAGATGCACCTCTCAGATGGTTGGAAAAACGTGTCGAACTGATTAATCAGAAATCGACCAATATCATTGTAAATCGTGATAAGATGGGGTTAGCATTAACTATTGATGAAACCAACTACTATCAGACTGAAATCAACGGTATTTTGCAGCCTTCAAAAGAAATGCAGGAGTTTGGTATCAACGTTGAAAAGAAATGGGAACCCATCAAGTTATCTAAGTTCATCAAAATGCATCGTGCTTTCTTTACTGACAAGTCACAGAATATGATGCTTGTATCTACTTTGAAGAATTTCAAAGCAAAGGTAAACCAAGACATTGAGCGCAGCAAGGAGGAAAACGGCAGCAAAGTTGACAACTACTCGCAGGTGGTTGATTCCAATTTGCCGAAATCATTCAAACTGAACATCCCTCTTTTCAAAGGCTTTGCCTGTGAAGAAATCGAAGTTGAGATTTACGCTGATGTAGACGGTAGAGATGTTTCACTTTCTTTGGTTTCTGCTGGTGCGAATGAAACCATTGAGGAATACAAAAACAAGGTGATTGACGAACAGATTGAAGCAATCAAAGGTGTTGCACCTGACATCGTAATCATCGAAGTATAATTGACAGCCCGGAAAGACGGGCATCTGGTATCGTGGCGGAATTGGTAGACGCACGACGAGTACTGGAGCTTTACCCAGCCGGAAGGGTTACTCAAAGCAGAAAGCTCATGCAGGTTCGAATCCTGCCGATACCACAAACTAAAACAATGAATTATGCCGTATTACATCAAGAAGCCTAAGAAGAAAAAAGAAAAGCCTTTACCTCTGTTTGATAAAGCAGGGATAGCAGTAAAGAAGAAGCCGGATTTGAAAGCTAAGCTCGACAAGGAGTTTTCCCTTTTTATCCGGCTTCGTGATGCAATGCCAAACGGATATTTTAGATGTATCTCGTGCGGACAGATAAAGCCGTTTACACAAGCAGACTGCGGGCACTATTTCAGTCGTACACATCTGGCGACCCGTTTTGATGAGAATAATTGCCATGCCGAATGCCGGCACTGCAATAGGTTCAAAGCCGACCATTTGGAAGGCTATCGGGTGAATCTAATTACTAAAATCGGTCAACAGAAGTTTGATTTGCTGAAAGTCAAAGTTGCCAGCACTTCCAAAATGACTGATTTTGAGTACGAACAGCTAATCAAGTATTACAAGGCCCTTAATAAGAAATTACGAAAGGAGAAAGGGCTATGAGTTATAAAAAATCATGTAATAAGATGCCTGATTTGTCAGGACATAAGTTCGGTAGATGGCTTGTATTGCATAAGGATTTGGATAGATTAGACCATAAAGGAATTAAATCTTATTATATCTGTCAATGTGATTGTGGTTCTATTCATTCTGTTAGTGCTTATGGATTACGAAATGGAACATCAAAAAGTTGTGGGTGTAAAACAAAAGATAGAATCACTAAGTATAATTATAGGCACGGTTTGTCAAGAACTGATATTTATAGGATTTTTAGATGTATGAAAGAACGATGCTATTCACCTAAACATTCAAGCTATAAAAATTATGGAGGCAGGGGAATAGGTATCTGTGAAGAATGGAAAAATAATCCTGAGTCGTTTGTTAATTGGGCTTTGAATAGTGGTTATCAAAAAGGGCTTACTATTGATAGAAAAGATGTAAACGGAAATTATTCTCCTGAAAACTGTAAATGGGCTACCAGAAAAGAGCAGGTTAGAAACCGAACTAATACTGTATATATACATATTGATGGCAATCGGTATTCTCTTTCTGAATTTTGCGAAAAGCATAATCTTAGTTATGGAGCCGCATGGCAGAACTTTAGGAGAAATAATAGAAATGAAGAATTATTAATCAAATACTTATTGAGAAAATGCAATTCCGTTTGAGAGATTACCAACAGAAAGCCTCTGATGCTGCCGTTTCCTTCTTCAATAACAAGGCGAAGAAAACAAATGCCATTATGGTGTTACCTACGGGCAGCGGAAAGTCGCTTATCATAGCGGATATAGCTGCAAGGCTTGACGGTCATACCTTGGTGTTCCAGCCCTCGAAGGAAATACTCGAACAGAACTTTAAGAAACTCTGCTCATACGGTATTCTTGATTGCAGCATTTATTCAGCTTCTTTCAACTCTAAAGAAATAAGCCGGATAACATTCGCCACCATCGGCAGTGTGAAGAATCATCCCGAACTGTTCACCCACTTCAAGAACATCATTGTGGATGAATGTCATCTTGTAAACCCCAAAGAGGGAATGTACAAGGATTTTTTTGATGCAGTGAAGTGTAAGGTTCTTGGACTGACAGCAACGCCATACCGTTTAAGCTCCAGCCGTGATTTCGGCTCCATGCTGAAATTTATCACTCGGACAAAACCTCATGTCTTTTCAGAGGTCATTTATCATGTACAGGTATCAACCCTATTAGATATGGGCTACTTGGCGAAGTTGGATTACTATTCAATGAATCCTTCAGGGTGGAATGAACTTAACTTGAAAGTAAATACTACTGGTGCCGACTATACGGATAGGTCAGTTCAAAAAGAATATGAACGGATAGACTTCTACGGTTATCTCGTTCATATCGTCCAAAGGCTGATGAATCCCAAAGCCGGAGGAAAACGGAAGGGTATTTTGGTCTTTACCCGTTTTTTGAAAGAAGCGGAACGGTTAACGATGTCAATACCCGGTTGCGCTATCGTTTCAGGTGATACTCCTAAGAAAGAACGTGAACATATTCTTGAGGCGTTCAAAGCTGGTGAAATTCCGGTAGTAGCTAATGTGGGTGTACTTACGACTGGCTTTGACTATCCGGAACTTGATACGGTCGTTATGGCACGTCCTACAATGTCACTTGCCATGTGGTATCAGATAGTCGGTCGTGCCATCCGCCCGCATCCTTCTAAAGAATGTGGATGGATTGTGGATTTATGCGGTAACATCAAACGTTTCGGAGAGGTGTCGGATTTACGATTGTTTGATAGCGGTAATGGTAAGTGGGCTGTATTTTCTAACGGAAGGCAATTAACTAACGTGAGATTCTAAGACTATGGACGAAGGATTTTTGAGGCTAAGCCGCAGGTTTTTCTCGAATGAAATGTGGAATGAAGCCCGTACTTTTAGCAGTTGCGAAGCGTGGTTAGACTTAATTCAGTCTGCACGATTTGAGGCAACGCCCCGAAAGGAGAGTATCGGAGGTCGAGAAATCTCTTATTCAAGAGGTCAATATCCTGCATCCATAAGATTTCTGTCACAGCGTTGGAAATGGTCTGAAAAGAAGGTGCGTTCCTTTCTTGTGCATCTTAGAAAGAAAGGTATGATAACTGTTGAGTGCAATCAAGGAATGAACCTTATAACCTTATGTAAATATGAAGAATATAATCCAATGGGCACAACCAAGGGCACAAGTAAGGACACAGGTATTGAAAAGGAAATCAATGAATTAAGACACGAATGGGCACAACTAAGGGCACAACTTGGGGCACAGCCCATGAACAACAATCTACCGCAATCCGAACTTTTACAAAAATCAGGGCACACAGAGGGCACAAATACAAAGAAAGAAGAAAGAGAGTATATAGATATATCTCTACATCAAAAGAAAGAAAATACTCCTGACGGAGTATCAAAGAAAGACAAGCTTTCTTCGCCCTCCCCCTCTGAAAAGATTGATTACAGCGGATTGATGGAATACTATAATACCACATTCAAAGACAGACTCCAGCAGATAAGATCAATGACTGATGTGAGAAAAAAAGCTGTAAAAGCCCGGATAGCCCAATATGGGAAAGAGTCAGTGAGGAGTGTTTTCAATCTCATTCTTCAATCCCCGTTCTTACTTGGAGCTAATGACCGCAATTGGAAATGCGACTTTGATTGGATTTTCAAACAAGCAAACTTTACTAAAATATTGGAAGGAAACTATAATGGGACAAGACTTAGTAAAAATCAACAGGATAGCGAGCAGCGAAAACGTGATTCAGTTCTTGCAGTCGCTACAACCGTTAGAGAAGCTGCCGCAAAAAAGAGAAAGGAACTTGAAGCAGAGGGCGTTATTGAATAAATATCCCGATCCTGCACAATTCATTCTTGATTACAACCCTGATTTGCAGTTCAAACTTGTCAGATGTAATGCAACCCATTCAGAACTGGCGTTGAATGACAGCATTCCGAGTTTAGGGCTATTGTCTTCTACTTATGGGGATGAAACACCGATAGAATGGCTAAAGATACAATTTGGCTCATTGAATGACTTTGCAGAAGTTTCAACCAAGATAGCGAAAGAGCAACTTTCTGAACTATCGGAGATATTCCTTTCGGAGTATTATTATATAAATGCCGCTGAAATCTGTTTTTTCATAGCACGGTTTAAGTCAGGGAAGTATGGGCGGTTCTACGGTTCAATAGATCCATTGAAAATAACAAGTGCGATGCTGGACTACGTTTCTGAACGTCGGAAAGATATTGAACGGAAAGAGCGTGAACGATACAGAAACCAACGTGAAAAAGAGATAGAGGAGCGTGGAAATAACAGAATCTCTTATGCTGAGTACATTGAAATCAAGCACCGTGCTGATGCAGGAGATGAGGAAGCCAGAAAAATGCTGATATCACCATGAGAATAACCGTTTACTGGGTAACAAGAAATCCGGATGTTATCGTAAGAATCCGGAAAAAGTTCAATATCCCAAGTTATACTTCCGTGAACTACGAAACAGAATGTGAAATCAAGAATGAAGACTTTCCACTGTTAGAAGAAACAGAACGAAGGGGATTCATTCGAATTAGAAATAAAAATACACGATCATGCAAGGAACAGACAAACTTAATACGGTAACCAACATCGTATTTGTCCTCACGGACGTTTTAGAAACCAACCTTCTAGAAATGCAGCAGCAATACAAGAAGGAAGGCTTTGAACTCAGACACGATTCAAAAAGAAACTTCAACACAGCCATAGCCGCGATAAAGAGATTGAAAAGTGATGTGAATCATTGCAGCGAATCCACTCAGGAAAACTTCGGCAATGATTCTGACATGGTGAACGCCATGTTGCTCACACTGATTGACAGATGCGGTGATGATGACAACCTCGCTTATAAGATGTACGAATACATTAAATCTTTCCCGTCCAAACTGAATCTAGACTTGGATTTGGATAATGTGTTCAGCCACCTGTTTAGAAAGGAGAAATCAACAAAAGAATAGCATAATGAAAGATTATATAGAATTTTTGAAAGACAAGATGGCAATCAGCCATCAGACTGGGTTTGAAGTCAGACCGGAAGAAATTTCCCCGTATTTATACCCTCATGTGAAAGATACAGTACGTTGGGCTATTTCCGGCGGTTGCAGGGCGATATTCTCCAGCTTCGGTATGCAGAAAACCGTAACCCAGTTGGAGATACTGCGGGTGATCCTGAACCGCACAGGAGGCAAAGGGTTGATAGTTTGCCCCAAGTGTGTAGTAGTGGAGTTCCTGACACAGGCCGAAAAGCATCTGGGTATGAAAGTGACCTATGTACGTACTATGCAGGAGGTGAAGCAATGTCCGACCAATATCATGGTGACAAACTATGAACGTGTCCGTGACGGCGAGGACGGAATAAGAATAGAACCTTCCTACTTTACCGTTACCTCATTGGATGAAGCGAGCGTGTTACGTGGATTCGGAACCAAGACCTATCAGGAGTTTCTTCCTCTGTTTGCAGAAGTTCCGTACAGGTTTGTCGCAACAGCCACACCGTCACCCAACAGATACAAGGAGCTGATACACTATGCCGGCTACCTTGGAGTGATGGATACCGGGCAGGCACTTACAAGGTTCTTCCAGCGTGACAGCACGAAAGCGAACAATCTTACCCTCTATCCCCACAAGGAAAAGGAATTCTGGTTATGGGTAAGTACATGGGCGTTGTTCCTCACCAAACCGTCTGATTTAGGTTATCCCGATACAGGATATGAGTTACCAGAGTTACGGGTACATGAAGAAGTCGTGAGTGTGGATAATTCCACTGCCGGAGCCGACCGTGACGGGCAGGTGAAAATGTTCCGTGAGGCTGCTCTCGGCCTTGCCGATGCAGCTAAGGAACGTCGGGACAACATGCAGGAAAAGATTGCCCGTGTGGTAGAGATTATCAATCGCCCGGAAAACAAAGACGACCATTTCCTTTTATGGCATGACTTGGAGGCTGAACGTGAGGCACTCTGCAAGGCAATTCCCGGATGTAAGGCTGTGTATGGCTCGCAAGATGATGAGGAAGCCGACAGGGTGATAGCGGATTTCAAAGACGGCCGTCTGAAATATCTGGCCGCCAAACCTGAAATGCTTGGTGAGGGTCTGAACTTCCAGTACCACTGCCACAAGGCAATCATGTTCATTGACTACCGTTTCAACGACAAGTTTCAGGCAATAGCCCGTATCTACCGTTTCATGCAGCAGCATCCGGTTGACCTCTATCTGGTCTATGCGGAAAGTGAGGGAGAGATATACAAGAGCTTCATGCAGAAGTGGGCGCAACACCGCCAGATGGTAACCAGAATGACTGATATAGTCCGCAAGAACGGTTTGTTCGGTTTACAGGCAGAGGAAAAGATGATGCGCTGGATGTTCGCCAGTCGGGAAGAGAAGTCCGGCAAACTGTGGAAAGCTATCAATAATGACAATGTACTTGAATGTCAGAAGATGGAAGATAATTCGGTAGACCTGATTGTAACCAGTATCCCGTTCTCCAACCACTACGAATATACGCCTACCTACAACGACTTCGGGCATAATGAAGACAACGGCAAGTTCTTTGAGCAGATGGACTATCTCACCCCGGAGCTTATGCGTATTTTAAAGCCCGGCCGGTTGGCCTGCATCCATGTAAAGGACCGTGTACTGTTCGGCAACGCTACGGGTGACGGTATGCCCACCATCGACCCGTTCAGCGAAATGACAGTGTTCCATTATCTGAAGCACGGGTTCCGCTACATGGGGCGTATTACAGTGGATACGGATGTGGTGAGGGAGAACAACCAGACTTATCGGCTTGGATATACAGAGATGTGCAAGGACGGTTCAAAGATGGGTATCGGTTGCCCGGAATATGTTCTTCTCTTCCGAAAGTTGCCTTCTGATACCTCACGAGCCTATGCTGATTTGCCGGTGACAAAGAATAAGAGTGAATACTCGCTTGCCCGTTGGCAGATAGATGCCCATGCAAGTTGGAAATCTTCTGGTAACTCTCTATTGAGCTATGAGGACATGAAAGGAGCCGGAATAGATAAGATACGCCATCTGTTCAGGAACTACGAACGTGAACATATATATAACTACGAGGAACATGTATCATTCGCTGAAGAATTGGAAATATACGGAAAGCTGCCTAAAACATTTATGGCCGTTGACCCTGTAAGCAAGAAAGATTGGATATGGGATGATGTCACCCGTATGCGCACGCTCAATACCAAGCAGTCACAGAAGAAACGGCAGAACCACATCTGCCCTTTACAGCTCGATATCGTTGAAAGACTGATTGAACGGTATTCAAACAAGGGTGAGTTGGTGTTTGACCCCTTCGGAGGTATCGGCACAGTACCTTATTGTGCCATCAGACTGAAACGTAAGGGATTATCTACTGAACTAAATTATGACTATTGGAAAGACAGTCTTTCATATCTGTATGAGGCGGAGATGGAGGTCAGCGCACCCACATTGTTTGACTTGATAAATGTAGGATAAAAAAGAATGGAGAGCAGGTGTCGAACCTGCGCCTCCACAATGAGTGGCATTCTTTCCACTTAAACTACTCCATTCTCTACTCCACTCAAATTGAAAAATCCCCAAATTCAGTTGAGTTGAAAATTCAACAAGGCTTTCCTTTCGGCATAGCCTAAAGGAGATAATTCCTAAATTGAGTTTAAAGCCAAATTTGTTTTTAATTATTGTCGGCTTTTTATTCTGAGAATTTCTGAAAATTTCTGAGATACGTTCTGAAATGAGCCGACAAGTATTTGTCGGTATTATTTTCATAAAAGTATTTATTAAAAATTAAACAATAATTAAAAAGCAACAAGGATTTGAACCTTAACGTCAATGCGTACCATTTAGTTACTTGGCACAAATATAAGTAAAAAATAATAAGATGAAAGCAATAACCATAAAACAGCCGTGGGCCTCTTTGATAGTTCATGGTATTAAAGACATTGAGAACCGTACTTGGCCCTGTCCTGATAAATATATTGGGCAGAAGATACTGATTCATGCAAGCTTAAAGCCTGACAGAGAACCTTACATGATATTCAATGATGTTCAAGCCGATGCGATAGATAATTGTATTATGGATGTGTGTGGGTATTAATAAACAGACTGGCGCAATCATTGGCAGTGTTGAGAGAGTAGGTTGTTCTATTAATCATCCTTCTATCTGGGCTGAGAAAACCGATACTGATAATAAAGGTTATTATGAAAATCCTATTTACAACTGGGTGCTGGCCTATTATGTTTATAATAAGTCAGACAACCAGTAGATTCAAGATATATTATGGAGTGAGTTTATTCTTTTTCAACATCTGTTTTAGTTCTTCAATTGCTAAAACACGGTCTTTTCCCCGGTGAATCATACAATGGCAATTAGGACATACAGGCATTAGATCGGTTTGGGGATCAACAATTTGTTCTCCAGTTTCAGAAAGAGGTTTTATATGGTGGATATGAATAAAACCACGACCGACTTCTCCATAAGATTCGAGAAAATTAAATCCACATACCATACATGTATAACCATGGATGTTTAGTGCCTGTTGACGTAATTCAGGTTTTCTTTCATATGTAGTTGAGTAAGTCTTTTTTTGCTTTCCCTCTGTTACATGGGATGTTAATTCTTCATTTTGATCTATCACAATTGAAATACAAGATTGAGAGAGTATTTTTTCATAGACTTCCTTGGTTATGGGTCTTGTCCCATCTCGCCAATAGTTTGTTTGGCGTGAAGTTGGAATGGTTTCTAAATAATGACCATCTTTATCCTTTGTAAAAATTGGACTATCAAATGCTTGGAAATTTATTATCTCAGAGAAATAATCATTCTTAGTAGAATTAGGATCAGGATATTGTTTGCCAATCTCTCCAATTCCAAAATAATGAGCTTTCGATGTCAAGCGGTATTTCTCATATTTTTTATCTTTAAGATTACCTTTATAATAAATAACCTTAGTTCCAGGTACAAGAGATTTCAAATGCCGTTTGGGATGATGATATAATTTCCCAGTCTTGTCTTTCCATTGTGATAAGTCATTTTCAGTTATGATAGCGTACATAGTTATTAATTCTTTTAGTTTGAGAACAAATATATAAGTTTTCTTCAAGTATATAAATTAAAATAGAAAAATAATTATTCCAATGAAACACCTAATAACCAAAATTGAGTATGTCACTGAGGCAGTCCGTGATACTCACAACGTAAACATCGAAACTGACAGTATTGAACAAACCCGCAAAGAATTACACAGATTGATGCTTTGTAATAGAATTCTATTGGTGTTTCAGGGCGAGAAGAAATAAATAACGTAAAACGGAACAGAAATGAATATAGATACAGAGTTTAATGTAGGTGATAGTGTATGTTACCTAAGTGGTGACAAAATATATCATACCACCGTTGGCAAAATAACTATTGAAATATCCTATATGTATGGAAATTATTGGATATATGATATACTAACAATTCCTAACCATGATTTAGTAGGATTGTCTGACAGACCTATTATCCATTATAATACCTACGAAGAAGCACTTGAAGCAGGATTACAGGAAGCATTAAAACTTATATGATTATGAAAACAATATTATTTACAATTATATTTATTATCGCCCTATTATGGGTTGGAGATCTCACAATTACATTTAAGCCGTTTTCTATATCACTTCCCGGTTGGTATAAGCCTGTAGGTATCCTTCTATTTTTTCTGTCAATGGCGGTATATACTATCGGAGAATATGCTAAAGGCTATAAACAGGGTTTCGATTATGGGATAAAAAAATGTGTTGAAATACTTGAAAAGAAAAATCCATGAGCAAACTATATAAAGTAACTATTTTCGGGGAATCATTCCTAATCGGGTGGTTCCCTTTCTCTTCACGCTGGTATAACAAGCTAAAGATAATCAAATGATAGTACGTCATTTTATAAGAGTTCCGGTTGGAAGTACTGTCTATTGCGACAATCAGCCGGTTAAAATACTGGAGAAAGGATATGCCCTTGCTCTATGTGATGTTAATGGGAAACGGGTATATATCACCTGCTATGATTTGGAAAAGAAACCATTCGTCAGCACGAATGGGGAAGAATGAAAAAGAGCCAACCCACGCACGACCATGAATCAGCTCTTCCTTACACGATTATGATGCAAATATACTATTTACTTTTAAAATAATCGTGTTATGGAACTGGATTTTAACAAAATAATTCGCCTTAAAAAGATTAGAATTGAGAAATCAGAACTTTCAGAGGAAGAAAACGCCTTGACCACCCCAATTTTGAAAGACAAAAGCCTTATCCATGAAATCTACAAAATATTCGTTGAGTTGCTGAATGAGAGAGGATGTCCACCGAATATTGACAGTGTTACCCAGCGGAAGAAGTTCATTTTCATTATCCTGTACCTGTTTTCTCCAAGTTCGCTTGCCGGTGGGAAAATGACAGCTGGGTTACGCGAAGAGATGTCAAGGGTACTTGGGGTTCAGTCCAAGAGTACAATTTCCGATAACTGCGCTGATGTCGTGTTTCTGTATCAGAATTATGGGGATTTCAGCGGGGATATAGAGTATCTTTATACCGAAATCGTAAATCGGTTAAGAATCAAAGGGCTAATCAATTAATGAGCCGGGGCTTAGTGCTCCGGCTTTTGTTATGTGTACACGGTGTTAAAAGTAACAAATATGTTATTCCTTTCTTCATCTTTGCTTGTTTTATTGTAACAAATATGTTACTTTTGTAGTGTCAATTAAAAATGTTCTTTGATTTTATGAAGTATTCAGAGTTTTACAAATTGATTGAATCAGCTGGCTGGACAATCAAAAAGGGAAAGAAACATTATAAATATGTTCATCCCGACTTTGACTACTTTATTCCTGTTGGCAGACATCAGTCTCAAGAGATACCCAATGGTACTCTTGACAGTATGTTGAAAAAGGCAGGGTTAAAGAAGTGAAAGGACTGCACCCACTTCGGTGGGTGCTTTAATTGACGAATTTAAAATACACGATTATGAAGAAGATTAAGGCAATTATTGAAAAGGCGAATGATGGGGGTATTTCCGTATATTCGGAGGATGTGAACGGAGCGTACGGTTTTGGGCTTACAGAGCAGGAAGCGAAAGATGATTTTATGTCCGTACTTGAAGAGCAGGCTGAATATTATAAAGAAAAACATGGAGACTTTCCTGTGTGGTATAAGTCTGGGTATTCTGTTGATTACGTATATGATTTAAGCGGATTCTTCGAGGCATTTCCTTTCATAAATGCCAGTAAGTTTGCAAAGGAAATTGGCATGAATGAATCTGTCATGCGGAAATATAAGGGAAAGATTGTAACTGCTTCCGATAAACAAAGAGCTCTTATACAAGAGAGATATAATAATCTTCTCAGAAGAATGGAAGCTGTCAGATTCTGATATTCTAGCCGTGAGGCTCTGATATAAAATCAAGAACTAATTGACAACAGAAGGCGCATCATTTTGGTGCGCTTTTATTGCTTTTAATGAGGTTATCAATGAGTAAGCCGGAGTTTAATGCTCTGGCTTTACTTTTAATCTTTCACATATTTTTGGTAATACTCTCTTGTATTACTTGTTGGTAAAACAAGTGGAATGGAAAACTTTATTTTACTAACACTTTCATTTTGTATTGCATTTTCTGACGAAGTACCAACATTTATAATTTTGGCGATTCCTATTCCTGATTTATTACCTTCTTTTTCGGTAACGGAAATAGCTATGTCCATCTCTATATTTTGTACTTTGGTCTTTCGGTTATAATATTCATAATGAGATTCATTGTCAATATAATATTCTCCTTTTTCAGATTGAATATCATCGGGACAAATTAGGACATGTTTATCTTTGTATTTTTCTTGTGTTTCTGAAACAGCATCTATTATTTGACTAAGTGTTTCTTTTATAAAGTCTTTTAGTTCCATATTTTTTTATTTATAGTATTCTTTCCCTCGTATATTCTTGTGTTCCGGCATATGTGGTTCTCCGTCAAAATGTATTTTACCTCCACAGTGGGGGCAGGTGATGGTGTTGGCATCATCTTTTATATCCATATCATCAACAAAGAAGTCACCAACCTTGCATCCAATAACATCTGCTATCTTCTGTAATGTTCCTACTGTTGGATTTCTACTAAGGTTTTGGGCAAGTGTAACCCTTGTTATACCCATTTTTTTTGCAACGGATTCCATTGTGAAGCCTTTCTGCTTGATTATTGTCTTTACTTCCATGTGTGTATGATTTTAATCAGATGCAAATATAGGGGTAAAAATCGAATAAACAAATTAAATCAGCTTGTTTTGATTGAATATAGTCATTTGTATTAAAATATATTTAGATTATAATCATACTTATGCTGTTTTGTTAATATATGATAATAATCATACAAATAGTATATTTATTTATTGTATGTATGATTTTAATCATTACATTTGCATCATCAGAAACGAAGTAATAACAATTAAAAGATATACGATCATGGCAACAAAGAAGATTGATGAAAAGAAAACATTGAAGTATGCAGTAGCATTCTACTTCTGTACATCAGGTAAGATAAACTTCATGTTAGGCAATAAAATGTATCAGCATATAAATACTGTTTATGACCAAAGAGAAGATGGTAGAGGTTTCAATACCTGTGAAGTCGTTTATAATTACAAGGTTCAAAAGTACGAGGTTCTGAATGTAGATACAGAGATAGGTAACAAAGAGATTCAAATATTATAAGTTTAACCAGCAGGGCGTAAGCCCTGCGCAATATAGAAGAATATGAAAGAAAATATATTTTTAAAAGCAGTTATAGAAAAACCGTTATTGAATAATGAACCAGAAGTTTTACACCTTTTCGTTCAAATTATCAATGAAATAACTTCTTGTATGTCAGAAGACGAGTTAAGAGGCTGTATGAACTCTTTAATAGTAAGATACCCTTATTTTAAACTGTTTTTCGATTATGGTTTCGGACATAATCATATGTGGGTGAAAGCATCAGGTTCTTTAGAAAGATTGATATTGGTTGAGTTCTAATCCGGTAGCCTTATGGCTACCACAATACACACGATTATGAAAGCGGATTTAGTTTTAGTTATCAGCCCTGAAGCCCCACTGATGAAGCAACTGGGCAAGGTATTGGGTAAGATGGTAACCCCTTATGACTTCTCTACTATAGAGAGGGGTGAAAAGTACATCACCATACAGCATGATGAAACTGGGCTTGTAGTGGCTTATACGAGTGAAGAAAGATTGAATGTGAAAATGAATTAAGAATGAAGAATGTATTAGAATCTTTGAAAGAAAGTGTCAAGAGTGGTAAAATCACAATCAGAGAGGCAGCTATAAAACTGCATAAAGCAGGGTGGACGAGTTTTGTAGACGTGGATAAAACGAAACAATTACTTGAATTATGAACTCAATAAATGTAAACGGTTGCAGCGTATGTCAACCCGGTAAAGAAAATTACACCACCTACAACACCAGGTTGAGAGGTAAAAGAGTGAGAATGTACCAGTACGATTACCGTACTGAAAGTGGTGAACTCTTTGCTTGTTGTGCGCCTACCTTAGAGGCGTGTAGAGAAAGACGGGATAAATGGCTTAGTTCACGACAATAAGCCGATTGTCGTGTATAACGATTGAAGATATTTCGTTATCTTTGGTTGTGGTAGTACCTTTGGGGTACTATCGCGGGGTGTAGCAGTGGTAGCTTTTCACTTTGACTTGGTGAAGGTCGGTTGTTCGATTCAGCCCCCCGCAACTATTGAGTATTAATTAAAAAAATGACACGATTATGAATGTATTAACATTACAGATTAAAAAAGATAGTTTTCAATCTATCTTAAAAGGTGAACAAGACATAGAACATAGATATGTTTACCCCTCAAATGTTACAAGATATGTATATTTTGAACACGATGGCAAAAGATACAAACGGCAAGAAGATATACCAAATGATGATAAGGATGTGGATGTAGTACCAATAAAGTATGACGCTTTGGTTCTTATAAATGGCAGACGAAAAGATGCGCCACGTCTTACGGTGGAGGTTAAGAGTGCTGAATTTATCATTTTTACAGATGAAGATGGTAACGACCAAGTATTTGAAGAAAACAGCAAAGAATATCTTGTTTGCCAAGTATGGTATCATTTGGGTAAGATACTTAGTACAGATAATGTTTGATTGTTTAATTTTAAAATTTATTAGCTGAGTCGGTAGTACAAGGAGAAGAATTAACAGAACAATGGGACCGCGCCGTAATATGAACGGTGCAGGGGCTGGTGGTAGATTGGTTGCCAGACGTGGCGGTGAAGCTGGTACAACGCAGTTAGGAAATAGAGACCAAAGACGGTATGACTTACGTGTTGCCTTTGGGGTTCGTGGAGCAAATGGTTCAAATGGTTAGCCTATGAACAAGTATGCCCTTACAATGCAGATAATACGCAGTGTTCGTGATAAAACGGACACTGCTGTGTTGTTTTATTCAGCCGGTGGTAAAGACGGTATAGCTTTATTGGATATGCTTGCAGGTGTATTTGATAAGGTTATATGCTATTATATGTACCTCATACCAAATTTAGACCATGTGCAGCCTTATATCAAATGGGCAGAAAATCATTACAAAAATGTAGAAGTACGCAAAATTAGACATTTTCAGCGTGACTATTACGATTTCTGGGGCTTTTTTCGTGAACCAGATAGTTCTATAAAGCCGAGAAAGATTGGTGAAATAGAACAATTTGTAAGAGAAGAGACAGGCGTCATGTACGGATTCAGCGGAATGAAAGGCGTAGATGGCTATATGAAACGGATGCGCTTAAAGAAGTTTGCTAAAACCGGCTATGTAACAGATAAAGGCATGGTTTATCCTCTTGCATTGTGGACAAACAAAGAAGTGCTTCAATATATTAGGCAAAGTGGATTGATACAACCTTTTATCTATGATGCAAACGCTATAAGTCAAGGATTTACTATTGATTTAAATACGATGCTATTAATGCGTAGTAAATATCCCAATGATTATAAACGCATTTTGAAAGAGTTCCCATATTCCGAAAAATTAATATTCGATTATGAAAGAGAACAAAATAACTCAACCGGAAAGTAGAGAAATACAGCGGAGTGATATAAACTTCGCTAACTACAATCCTCGCAAAATAACACAAGAAGCAAGAAAGAACCTGAAAGCAAACCTAAAGCGTGTAGGGTTGCTTGGTGGTATCGTATGGAATGAGGTTACTGGCAACCTTGTTTCTGGTCATCAACGTATTTCAGTGATAGATGAAGTAAATAAATACAATCCTGGCACGAGAACTAATGATTATTTGATTCGTGTTGAAGTAGTTCACATGGACGAAAAAACTGAAAAAGAGCAGAATATCTTTATGAATAACAGAAGCGTACAAGGCGATTTTGATTCAGATATGTTAAAAGATATGCTTGATGGAATTGATTATAGCCTTGCCGGACTGAATGACTTCGATTTGAATATGCTTGGAATTGGTGATTTGGACTTTTCTATTAACGATGATATTTGGAGAAAGGAAGATATATTGGACGATTCATTATCAGCCATAGATGAAGCTACTAAAGAAGGTAAAGAGAATAAAGACATTAACCGTTCCAATAATTTTTATGAGGATTCAAAAGAAAATCAAATTGTACGTCACAATGAAGTGCAAAAGATAAAAGACAGAATTAGCAACCAAAATAGCTTTGAAAAGGATAACGGAATGTTAAGCTATGTCGTGCTGTCTTTTAATAGCCCAACAGAAAGGGCTAATTTCATGAAGATGTTCGGTTATGGATTTGAAGAACGATACATTGATGGAAAAGAATTTATGGATAGAATAGAATTTGGGGTAGAATAATGGCGAACGAACAGAATTTAACGCAGAAAGGCAAACGCATTAGCACAGAGAGAGCGCAGGAACTCGCAAGACTTTCGGCTGAATCGAGAAGACAGAAAAAGGAACTTGTGAAAACCGCAAGAGAGTTTGCCATTGCTGCGTTGAATGCTGAAACTACAGATGATAAAGGTCGGAAATACATTGTAAAGGATGCCATGATAAAAAAACTCATAGCGAAAGCTGTGGGTGATGCGGATTTGAACGCTATAAGGTATTTATTAGAACTTATCGGTGAATCTCCTGCTGATGAAAACCAAAAGATTGCAAATGCTGATATTCCAACAGACATAGAGCATGGCATCAACATTGATTCCTGGATTAAAGACAAGCTAAAATGATAGTACCCCAAGAAATTTACCATCCATTATATGAGGATAAGGAAAAATTTATAATTCTTATCACCGGTGGGCGTGGTAGCGGAAAGTCTTTCAATGCTTCTACTTTTATTGAGCGGTTGACTTTTGAAATGACTCCTGTAGAGAAAATAGTTCATCAGATTCTTTACACCCGTTACACGATGGTTTCTGCCGGTATGTCTATCATCCCCGAAATGATGGAGAAGATAGATTTGGACGGTACCACGAAATATTTCAAGACCACAAAGACGGACATAGTCAATAAGATGACTAAGAGCCGTATCATGTTCCGGGGTATCAAGACTTCTTCCGGAAACCAGACAGCAAAACTGAAATCCATTCAAGGCATTACGACTTTTGTCTGCGATGAAGCGGAAGAGTGGACAAGCGAAGATGAGTTCGACAAGATAATGCTCTCCATTCGCAAGAAGGGTATTCAGAACCGGATTATCATTATAATGAACCCATGCGATTCCAATCACTTCATCTACAAGAAATACATTGAGAAAACTCACAAGCTGGTAGAGATTGACGGTGTGCAGGTTCAGATTTCCACTCATCCGAATGTGCTCCACATTCATACGACTTACTTTGATAATTTGGAGAATCTTTCACCGGAGTTTCTAAAAGAGGTAGAGGATATAAAGGTGAGTAATCCTGAAAAGTATGCTCATGTGGTTATCGGCCGGTGGGCTGACGTTGCAGAAGGTGCCGTATTCAAGAAATGGGGCATTGTTGACGAGTTCCCGGCTTGGGCAAAGAAAATTGCTTTCGGGCAAGACTTCGGTTATACGCATGACCCGTCTGCTTCCATTCGTTGTGGTATCGTTGATAACGCCCTTTACTTGGATGAAGTGGATTACCGTACTGGATTGCTTTCTTCTGACATCATCAAGACTCTTCGCCCGTGGGGATTGAAAGTCATAGCTGACAGTGCTGACCCTCGATTGATTCAAGAGATACACAACGGAGGAATCAAGATATATGCCGTAGAGAAAGGTGCAGGCTCTATCAATGCCGGAATTGACAAAATGAAAGATATGGAGATTTATATAACCAAACGCTCGTACAACTTGCAAAGCGAGTTCAGAAAGTATGTTTGGGCAAAGGATAAGGACGGGAACTATATCAACGAACCGGAAGACCATGACAATCACGGAATAGATGCTGTACGTTACTATGTATTGGGTGAGCTTCTTGGTAAGATTCAGAAGCCGAAAGATTTAACTGGAATATTCACACACTAAAAATATAAGCTATGCCATTGAATTTAGAAGAAATATTAGCATTGCCTGACATCGGGCAGAAGATAAACTATCTGAAGAAAGGTAGGAAGACTGAACTTCCCGACCGTTGCAAACTTTGGGATGATTGGAATCCGGAACGCCACGAAATCATTGTGGATAAAGAAAAGTATCCGGACAGAAAAGTACTTGATAAGGAATCCGAAAAAGTTTTCGATGAAAAAACTGGTAAGACTTATGAAATCGAAGCAAAGTATAAGACTGAACCGGTGAACCGTATTTCTATTCCATTGGAACAAGATATAGTGAACATTCAAACTGCTTTCACGGTCGGCACAGAACCGTCTATGGATTGCATTCCGACTGATGATGATGAAAAGAAGCTGCTGGATGCGGTAAAGGCTGTATTTAAATCCAACAAAATCAAATACCAAAACAAGAAGATTGTCCGTGCCTGGCTCTCCGAACAAGAAGCGGCAGAATATTGGTATGTTACCGATGATGATTCGTTTTGGGCAAAGTTTTGGAAGAAAGTTAAGACTACGTTCGGTGGCAAGGTCAAGCCCACCAAGAAACTGAAAAGCGTGTTATGGTCTCCATTCAGAGGTGATAAGCTATACCCGTTCTTTAACGACGAAGGTAAAATGATTGCTTTCTCACGTGAGTATAAAAAGAAGCTCATGGATGATTCGGAGGTCACCTGCTTTATGACTATCACGGACAAAATGGTTTATCAATGGGATTTGTCTAAAGGGTATGAAGAAAGAACGCCTTTTGCTCATGGATTCCCAAAACTACCGGTTCTCTATGCTTATCGTCCTGAATCTTATTGCAAGAAGATAAAGACATTCCGTGTCCGGCTGGAAAAACTGTTATCTAATTATGCTGATTGTATAGACTACCATTTCTTCCCACTGCTGAAGCTAATTGGAGATGTAGAGGGTTTCATGGGTAAGGTTAAGGATAGAATGGTCAAACTTACAGGTGAAGGTGCGGATGCCCAGTATCTGACGTGGAACCAAGTTCCGGATACGGTACGTTTTGAAGCAGAAACACTCACTAATATGGCTTATGATATGTCAAACACTCCAAGAATATCGTTTGAGACATTGAAAGGCATAGGCAAGGCTTCCGGCACTGCTTTCCGCTTCATGTTTATGGGTGCACATATGGCGGTAGAAAATCACGGTGAGGTTATCGGTGAGTTCTTGCAGCGAAGAGTAAATTTCATTGTTTCCGCTTTAGGCTCTATCAATCCAACCGAGTTTAGCAAGGCATCGCAGACCATTGACATAGAAACAGAACTGGTTCCATATATGATTGATGATTTGAATGATAAGGTGACTACTGCCGTTTCCGCTGTCAGTGGTGGCATCTGGTCAACGCGTGAGGGAATCATGTTTGCCGGAAATGCTGATAGGGTAGAAGAGGAACTTGCAGAAATCAAAGAGGAACAAGCAGCAAAGAATGAGCAAATCGGAGATAAGGGAAAGAAAAACGCCTCTTAGTTAGAAAAATTACGGGACTTATAGTTTTAGTATAAGAAAAATAGTTAGCGGTGGCTTCAAAGAGTTGCCGCTATTTTTTTTGCTCTTTTAAATTATAAATATTAGAATATAATTTTGAATTATAGAATTATATATGTATTTTTGTCACACGATAATTGAGTAACCAATGAGAATATTTACCGAACAAGCATTAAAAGAATATGCAGAGAACCATCCCGATTCAAAGGTCGCTTTGCAAGAATGGACTACCATTGTGAAAAGAAGCAAGTGGACCTGTTTTGCCGATATTAAGAAAACGTTTAATAGCGTTGATAGTGTAGGTAATCAACACTATGTTTTCAATATCAAAGGCAATAACTATCGTTTGGTAGTAGTGATTAAATTCACTATTCAGTTTGTGTATATTCGCTTTATTGGTACTCATAAAGAATATGATAAAATAGATTGCGCTAATATTTAGGATTATGACAAAGATAGAAAATCAAGCCCAATATGAATGGGCGGTGAAAAGAGTAGAGGAACTTCTTCCATTAGTGAAAGATGATACTCCTTTGAATGACCCAAATAGCATAGAATTGGAGCTTCTTTCTAATTTGGTTGCTGATTATTCCGAAGAACATTTTGCATTGGGAGAACCAACACTTGTGGATGTTCTTAAACTTCGTATGTACGAAATGGGGCTTAATCAAAAATCACTTGCAAAGTTGGTTGGTGTCAGCCCATCACGATTAAGTGATTATATATCCGGTAAATGTGAACCTACTTTAAAAGTTGCTCGTGAGATAAGCCGGAAGCTAAATATTGATGCTAATATAGTGTTAGGTGTATGATAGATGTTAAGGAATTAAGAATTGGAAACTATGTTTTCCCTAAAAATGATAGTGGAAAAGAATCTGTAATTGGAGAGATTTTTGCTATTAACGATTATTTGGTAAGTATAAAGGGGAATCATAACCAATATGATTATCATCTTCTTGAGCCTATACCTCTTACAGAGGAATTACTTTTGAAGTGCGGTTTTACAGAATTGTATTCAGACTCAAAGGGCTATATATATAGTGTCAATAATATCGAGTTTATTCGTTCCTATTTTGATACTCCAAGTTACTTTATAAAAACGAATGAAGAGAACGTATTATTTGAAAAGCCCATAATCTATCTTCATCAGCTTCAAAATATATACTTTGCCTTAATAGGAAAAGAACTTGAAGTGAATTTATAATATATCATCTAATCATATTAGGCGTGATTCCATTCGGTTTCACGCCTTTTTTATATCATTTTACGACAATCGCTTCATTGTCGTGTATCACCTATCTGATAATTTTTCACCTTCTTTATAAATAACGAAATTTACCGTAGAAATTTATAAATCAAATTCATACGGTATGAATATTCAAGAACTTATTTTAGCAGGGCTGCAACAGAAATTCGCTGGGGTGGACACTGCTATCTTAACCCGAATTGCCACTAAGAAGGCAGAGGGTGTAACGGACGAGACAAAGGTAAACTCCATTGTTGAGGGTATCGGTTTTTCGGACGTGCTTAATTCCTATGGTGATTTCCGTGCTGGGGATGCTTCCAAGACCGCAGTTTCCAACTACGAGAAGAAGCATAACCTTAAAGACGGTAAGCCAATCGAGACTACCACAAACACCAAAACGGAAGAGGATAAAGACGATGTGCCTGCATGGGCGCAAGCTTTAATTGACTCCAACAAGAACCTTTCTGATAAGCTAACACAGTTTGAAACGGAAAAGGCTCAAGCAACACGTAGCCAGCAGATTTTGGCAAAGGCAAAGGAGTATGGTATTCCCGAAAACTACGCCAAACGATGCGCCATTAAGGACGATGAGGACTTGGACGCATACTTCAAGGACTTGAAGCAGGAGTTTGCGAATGACGGCTTTAAGGGTGTAGTTCCTCCAGATACAGCAAAAAAAGAACTGGAGAATGAGACTCAGGCGTTTGCGAAAATGATTGCAGACGACACTAAAGAAATTGTAGAACAACAAAAACAGTGATTTTATGGCAGCAGGATTTAAGTATAATCTTGAACCGGAAGTTGAGCAGGAAGAACGCTACGACGTAGAAACCGGACGCAGACGCAGAGGTCCGTATAAGTTGGACACAACCAACCTCGTTGTCGGCTCGTACTTGCCCTCATTCACACCGATTGCAGCTGACTTGGTGAAGAAAACATCCCAAGTGGCTATCCGTGTGGAAGTATATGAGAAGTTTACGACAGGCTCCAATACCACATTGAAAATCAAGAAACGTTCTTTGGCTTACAAAGGTATGCACTTGGGTAACGGTGCGCATGGAGCGACAATCAACGCTATTGACAAGGCTGACAAAGCTTTTGATAAGCTGACGTTAGCGGCAGACTTTGGAGAAAATCTAGAAGCTGGAACAGTTCTTTACGAAGCGACAGCCGCAGACGGTACAACGCCCAAAGTTATCGCAAATTCAGCTCTGTATGAAAGGAAGCAGGTAGAGGATGGCATAGTATTGGTTTCCCTTTTGATGCGTGCGTTTGAAATTGAACCGACCAAGCTGGTAATGCCTTTCGCAGATATTGATAAGGCGAATATGCCGCACTTCCAGTTTAATGCTCAGGATGTCAAACAAGAAAAAGACACTGTATCAATTCCTAAGGCTTCTTCTAGTCAGGACGGTTTGATGAGTAAGGAAGATAAAGCCAAATTGGATGGGGTTGCAGCACAAGCTAACAAGTATACTTTAACAGCAGCTACGACTTCTGCTCTTGGAGGTGTAAAGCAGGCAGCCAAAGTGAATGATGCATCTGGTACGGTGTCGGTAGAAAACTTTAACGGATTATTGACAGCGTTGAAAAACGCAGGTATAATGGCAAAATAAAGAAAGGAGGACTAATATATGATGCTAACTATTCATACATTGTTTAATGACCCGAACATTGTAAATGCAGTGATTCAGCGTGTCCTCAAGACAAGAAAGGACACAATTTATTGGCAGCAGTATTTGGGCTTCCGTAGGACTACTACTCGTGTATTTAAAGACTACATCGGTCAGGTTACTGGCGTGATGGCTGGTTCCATCAACTCCCGTTATGGCGAAAAGCCTATCCGTGAACGCAGGAATATCGGTTCCGGATATGGTGAGATTGCCTATTTGGGTGACCGCTATCAAATCTCAATCGACCGTTTGTCTGACTTGCAGGACTTGATAGATAAGTATAATGCCGCCAAACCGGAAGACCAGAAAGCAGCCATGCGTGACATCGTGGACTTCATCTATGACGATTACCGTCAGGTATTGCTGGCACCGCACAAGCGTATGGACATTATCGTAGGCTCTCTGTTGATGACTGGAGCAGCAAGCGTGAAGAACAAGGACGACAATGCCGGAGGAATTGACTTATTGAACATCGACTTGCCGTTTAAGTTTATCAAGCCGGACACAGAGGATAAAGACTATTTCGTCACTTACTTGCAGCAGAAACTGAATGAGCTGAAATCTATTTACGGCACATTCCCCAAGATGATTATGAGCCGTGGCACATTCATCAAGAATATTATCGGTTCAAGTGAATTTGGAGATAAGTTCAAAATGCAGCTTACAGGCAATGAAATGTATATGTCTACCGGGCTTATCACCTCGCAACTGGCTTCTACCATTTTTACAGGTATCGGACTTCCGGCTATTGAAATCAAGGAAGATTATGTGGTAGACCAAACAGGTAAGAATATCCCCATTTATGCAGATGGTCGTATTTCCCTGCTTCCGCAGGATAAAATCGGTTATATGCGCTTCCACACTCCTTATGAAGCTGTGGATGGTGTACCGGGACGTAATTACACTCAGGCAGATGGCGATATGCTGATTTCAGGTTACAAGGACGGCAATGGTCGCTATCTGGAATACACAGCCGAATGGATTCCGCAGATTGCGAACCCGAACCTGATTGTGAACTTCGATTTGAGTGAGATGAACGCATGACAGTAAACGATTATATATTACAGAAGTTTCAGACCTTCGGCGTTAACTTGTCGGAGGCTGACCTTTTCGATATATGTCTGAACGCAAAGATAAGCGGAGGGGGTGAGATGAACGAGGATTGCCAAACACGGGTGTCGGTGGCAATTGCGAAGTTCATCCCCTCTCTATTGCTTCGTGCCACTTCCATCAGCGAAAGCGGTTTTTCTATGTCTTGGAACATTCAAGGCATTAAGGATTACTATTCATTTCTGTGCAAGCGGTACGGTTTGAAAGACGAATTGAGTGATAAGCCTAAAGTGACTTTCTTATGATATTCGCCCCACACATATTGCAGGTAAAAGTTATCACCCCAATGGATAAGGATGAGTTTGGCAGACCTATTCCCGGAACAGGTGGTGAAAGCTGGCAGGAGGTGTGCAAATGCCGTTGTGATGATAACACTACCAAAGAGTTTTCATCTGATAACGGCTCTGTGTATCGTCCGAATTATCATGTGGTATGCGAGAAGAGAATTACTGTCAAGGCTGGTGATGAAGTACGTTGCATGGATGGTGATAGCGTAAGAGGTCAAGGCGAAGTTTATACAGTGAAGAGTACAAACTACTTTAACTACTCGGAATTATGGATGTAGATTTCGATTTCTCAGATGTCGACTCCTTTTTCGATGAAGGAGAATGGGAGGTCGAAAAGAAGATGATTGATGTAGGCGATGAAGCCGTGAAGTACGCAGAGGAACATGGGGATTATCAAGACCATACACTCACTTTGAGAACGTCCAATGATTACGATGTCAATAAAGACGGTTTGACATTGAAAAACGAAGCGGAATACGCATCATTCGTAGAATCTAAAGGGTATGATGTTTTGAGTAGTGCTGCTTTATTTGCGGAGAAACGATTAAAAGAAGAATTTGAAAAATGAAAAAGTACATTGGAACAAAACAGATTGAAGCAGAACCTATGACAATGGGCGAGGCTTATGAAAGAGGTTTATTACAAGTTGGCAGAGTGCCTGATGCAGAGTATGCAAAGCGCATGGGTTATCACGTTAAATATGCTGACGGGTACGAGAGTTGGTCGCCAGCGGAACCGTTTGAGGAGGCGTATAAACTCGCCGATACATCACTTGACCGTATGCAGATAGAAGCCGAAGAAGTCAATGGAAGATATGTAAAGTTAGCCGCTTTCATAGATTCAGGGAAAATGGATGAAGTCGTTAATGATATGTACAACAAGTGTTTACTGGAAATGCAGTGTTGTACAATGTTCGACTATATACGGCTTCTTGATACTCGCATACAGCGTATGCAAGGTTCTGATGGTGCAAAAGTAATAAAGATGAATTTTGGTATGGCTATTATGGCTCTCAAAGCAGGTTTTCCAATTCGTAGAAGCGGTTGGAACGGAAAAGGATTAATGGTGTTCAAACAGGTTCCAGCACATATTGATAGTGATATTATCCCCAAGATGCAATCTATTCCGCAATCAGCAAAAGACCTTATTCTGAAAGGCAAGGGCTTTATTGACTACACAAGCCAGTGTCTTATTTACAATGAGAATACCGGACGCGCTGATTCATGGGTTCCGTCTATCAGTGATGTATTTGCAGAAGATTGGGAGATTGTGGAATGATAGTAACTACCGACATAGGAAACATCCTCTACCGGGACTGCAAGGCTTTCGGAATAGATCTAGTGCCTGATGGTGAAACGCTGACGGGTGAATTGAAGTCCGAAAGGATTGTCATCCACACGAAGAAACAACAGCCGGGAAAGTATTGGAAGAAATCTTTCGCAGAAGTGAATCTATGTGTACCCAATTTAAGCGAGAATGAAGCGAACACAATCCGGCTTAACGAACTCGAAAGAAAGGCTGGCAAGCTGCTTGATGATGTAGTAAGCACCTATGACGGTACAACCTATCGTTATTCTATCGAATCAATTGGCACGGAAGCGGATACAGCTTTGAAATGCCATTACGTGAATGTGAGAATTTTATTTGAAGTAATAAATGTAAAACTATAAGATTATGATTTCAGCAGTAGGAATAAAAAGAATCTTGTTTGCCGACATTGATAAGGTAACGGCAGACATTACCCCCGAAATCGCAAAGACTTTGATTCAAGCCGCTATCAAAGCGAAAGATGAGGTTTTGAATGTACACGGGGAAACGTGGCAGATTGAGGAAACGGAAGCCTCTGTCACCGGGTACAAGAACCAATTAACGGGAAAGAATTACCGTTACGATGATGTGCCGGGAGAAGTATCGCCCGCTTTCTCTATCGGACAATATGACTGGAAGACCAAGAAAGCGTTCATGGGTGGCGATGTTATTCAGGCAACATCTAAAGATGTAGGTTGGAAGCGTGCTTTGGATAAAGTTATTATCAACAAAGCATTGTTCTGTCTGACCGATGATGATGTCTGGTTCATCTTCCCAAAATGCCGTATTGTTTCCCGTGAAGCCAATACGGATAAGGCAATTGCAATCGCTGTAAAAGGCTTGGTGCAGGAACCGGGAATCGAAGGTGTTTCTTCTGAGTATAACTATGAAGAAGGGCAGATTAAAGCTTTGCAGGCATGAACTACAGTAACCATTGTACCTACTCCTTCCGATGCGACCGTAAAGCTGGACGGTGCAACGGTCAAGTCAAAGCAGGTGAATGCTGGGGCTACCGTTCACTATGAAGTGTCGAAAGTGGGGTACGTCACTCAGTCAGGAGATATTAAAACCACTCCTTCTGAAGTTGATACCACTCTTAAAAAAGAGATAACATTGGTAAAAGCACAAGAGTGATAACCGGGGGATGGATATATACCATTCCCCCTTTTAGTTTAAGAATATGAATCAAGCAGCAAAAACGGTTTCTGATGCTTTGTTAGGGCTGGATTTCATGAATGTGGAGATAGGAGGGATGGTTTATACCATTAAACCTCCTACAATTAAAATTATCTGTCGTGCCATTCATCATTTTTCCAATATCGGCATGACTGGAGATAATGTCATGGAAGCTATTAAAGAGCTTCCTGAAGCTACTGAAGATATGCTGAAAGGTATTTCATGCTTCATCTGCGGGAATGATAGTTTGGTCAAAGAATTGGAGAACGGCACTTTTGAAGAAGTCAAAGATGCCTTGGAAGTCTGTTTCTCTATGATGGATATTTCGGCTTTTCAGTGTGTCAGCTCGATGAGGAACGTGTCGATGCTGGCAGCAAAACCGAAACAGTAGGAAACACAACGTTCTTCGGGCAGATAGCCCATTTGATTGACACGTTGCATCTGAGTTATACAGAAGTGTTTGAGATTATCCCTTATCGGAATCTGCTGATGATGCAACGGGATAAATTACACGCAGTATATGGTGGTCAGAAGGTGAATAGAATCAGTGGTAAGGAATTGGCTAATCGTAGGAAAAAGAAATAGATATGGCGAAATTATATTTTAAGGTAGGTAGTGACTGGGAAGAAGTTGTAAGACTTCGTAATGAAATTGCAAAATTAAAGCAGGAGTTAATGAGCATGGATGGCACGCAGTCTCCTGCTGCTTTCAAGGCTTTGAATGCCCAACTTGCTGCATCCAACCAAAGATTGGATGAGTTGGTGACTAATGCAGCCAAAGCTGGAGCGGAAATGGAAACGGGATTCAAAAGGAAAATCTTCGATGCTTCCCAGGCCGTGAATGGATTCACAGAGAAGATTCTTGCTCAAAAAGCGGTAGTTAAGGATATTGAAGCGGATGTAAAACGACTTGGGGATGCTTATCGTATAGCATTGAAAAGGAATCCGTTATCAGCAAATAGCAAGTTAGAAGAATACAATGCTGCCCGCAAAGCTCTTGATGAAGAAAAGGCAGCTTTATTTGGATTAACCCAACAACAAGCCGAAGCGCGTCTTTCCGTAAAGAAACTACGTGATGAATACGCCCTTTACAAGGATGACGCAAAAGAGGTTGTAGAAACTAATAATGGTATTGCTATTTCTTGGAAGAAAGCCTTGGCGGTTATTGGTGGTACTGGAGTACTGAAAGCATTAGGTGCTGAAATGATTCGTGTACGTGGCGAGTTCCAGGCTGCTGACACTGCTATTGAAACTTTATTGGGAAACAAAGAGAAAGCCAATGCCCTCATGTCACAAGTTCGTGAGTTCGCTAAAATTTCTCCGCTTGAATTTTCTGATGTAACAGCAGCCACGCAGATGATGCTTGGTTTCAACATTGAAGCTGAGAAAGTTCCCCGTTATCTACAAGCTATTGGCGATGTTTCTATGGGGAACACACAAAAGTTTAATTCTATGACTTTGGCATTCTCTCAGATGTCCGCTGCCGGTAAACTTATGGGTCAAGACCTCAATCAGATGATTAATGCAGGATTTAATCCTCTGCAAATCATGTCTGAAAAGACCGGTAAGTCTATCGCTACCCTCAAAGATGAGATGTCTAAGGGGGCTATTTCCGCAGAAATGGTTCAGCAGGCATTTATAGATGCTACTTCCGCTGGTGGTCGATTCTATCAGATGTCCGAAAACGCTTCAAAAGAGATAAACGGTCAGTTGTCTATGATGCAGGATGCTTTGGATTCCGTGTTTAACGAATTGGGAACAAAGTCGGAAAGTGTTATCATGGACGGTATTCAAATGACAACTTCGTTGATTCAGAATTATGAAACAGTAGGTAGGATCTTGGCTGGATTAGTGGTTACTTATGGTACATACCGGACCGCAGTGATGCTTGTTACTGCTGCCGAAAGTAAACATACTCTTGTGGAGATTGGACTTACCAATGCCCGTTTATTGGCACGAAAAGCGCAGTTAGCTTTAAACGCTGCAATGCTTACCAATCCTTATGTGTTGTTGGCTACTGCTGTAGTAGGACTTGGAGTTGCAATGTTGGCTTTCCGCGATTCGGCAACAGAAGCAGAAAAGGCACAGAGAAGGTTTAATGAACAGCAAGAAGAAGCTAAAAAGCAAGAAGAAGAACACAAACAGAAGATTGATTCCCTCGTACAAAGTTCTCGTGATATAGCGTTGTCGGATTTACAAAGAGGTCGAAGTTTAGCGGAGTTAAGAAAAGAATACCCTAAGATATTCGCTCAATATGACATCGAAACCATTAAGTTGGCTGATATACTTAAACTAAAGCAACAGATAACGGAAGAAGATGCGAAACGTGCCGGAGAAAAGCAAACCAAGGAACTTTCTAACATTGAATCTGAAATCAAATATTACGAGAATCTGCTGAAAACTCTTTCCGGTCAGCAAGGCGTTGATGGATATGTGAAGAAACTAAAAGAATTGCGTGCTATGCGTGATGTCATGCTGCAAGAAAAAGGCAAAGGCATCTCCGAACAGTTCATTTCCAATCTTAAAGATGTTAATACTAATGAGTTTGACCGCTACATCTCTGAGTTGGAGAAGCGTATCAGAGGAAAGGGGGGAAATGGAACTGTGAAACTTCGTTTGCCTATTGATATTAAGGGTACTTTGTCTGATGAAGCAATCTATAATGTGAAAGACATAAAAACACTTATAGATACAGCAAAATCAGTCAAGCAAACCCGAATTGATTCAGAGAAGAATAAAACTACCTACAAGCAGGATTATGAGAAAGCGAAGAAAGACTGGGATGATGCTAAGAAGAAACTTTCTGAAATAGAAAAGAATAAATCCAAGTTTACTTCAAAGCTGTATGAAGAAGCTAAGAAACGAGTAGAAACAACTGAAAAAGCCTATAAAAATTTGGGCGGTATTACTGGTAGTTCTTTGACCAAGCAGGAAAAAGCTGCTGAAAAGCAAAAAAAAGAACAAAAAAAGACAGCCGAACAACTTCTTTCACTTCACCGTCAGAACCAACAGGATGAAATCAACCTGATGATAGAAGGCACGGAAAAGAAGTTGAAACAGATTGACCTTGATTATCAGAAACAGATTGATGCGATAAGAAAACAGGAGGAAGAATGGAGCAAAGCCGGTAACGGTAAGCTGACCGACAAGCAGGCACAGAAAATTTCAGAAGCTTATACCAATGCCGAAAGTATGAGAGATAAAGATATTTCCGATGTAACTGAAGGACAGCTGAAAGCCGAACAACAGGCTTTGAACGACTACTTGAAAGAATATGGCACGTTCCAGCAGCAGAAATTGGCTATCGCCCAAGAGTATGCGGAAAAAATAAGGAAAGCACAGGAAGAAAACGGTGTTAATAGTGCACAAGTAAAGTTACTGGAGAAACAACGTGATGTTGCCATACAGAACAAGGAAACAGAAGCCATAAAAGCCAATATAGATTGGGTTACTGTGTTCGGTGAGTTTGGTTCCATGTTTTCCGACATGATAAAGCCCGCCTTGGACGAAGCGAAAAAATATGTACGGACTGACAAGTTCAAGAACTCCGATCAGGCAAGCCAGAAATCATTGATTGACGCCATCAGCCAGATGGAAAAGTCTTTGGGTGGTACAAGTGGAGTCAACTTCAAGAAACTTGGAGAGGATGTAAAAGCCTATCAAATAGCAGAACAGAATCGTATCAGTGCCATAGGGATTGAAACAGCTGCTTTGGAAAGACTAAAGAAATCACAGGATGATTACACCAAAGCGCAGAAGGGCGGAACGGAAAGTGAGAAACAAGCCGCAGCAAACGCTCTTGAAACAGCACGGCAGAATGCTGACATTGCATCCGCCAATGTGAAGACACAGACTGATATCGCCAATCAGGCCCAGCGTAATGTGACTGATACCGCCACCAGACTGAAAGCAAGCATGGAAAATTTGTTGGGAGGCTTGCAGCAGATTTCATCCGGTGGATTGTATAACGCATATAGCGGAATTATCAAAACCGTGAACGGATTCAAGGATGTCATAGGAAAAACGTCAGAATCTCTTAAGGAGGTTCCCATTGTCGGATGGATTCTGTCCATCATTGACGTACTCAAAGACGGATTAAGTGATCTTGTCGGTGGTCTGCTTGATGCTGTTCTGAACGCTGTCAGTGGAATTATCGGTGATGTCTTGTCAGGGGATTTGTTTGTCACAATCGGCAAGTCATTGAGGAACGGCATAGGAAACATCCTGAACGCAATCTCATTCGGAGGCTTCAACTCCCTGTTTGGAATAGGTGGAAACGCCAAGGAAGTACAGGAAACGATAGACAGGCTGACGGACAGGAATGAAACTTTGCAAACGGCCATCGAGGATCTGACTGACGAGATGAAGGCAAGCAAGGGAATGAAATCGGTTGAATCTTACAGGGAAGCTGTAAAGTATCAGGAGGAAGTCAATAAAAACTATCTGCAAATAGCAAAGGAGCAAGCCGGATATCATAAGAGCCACGGCAGCTGGCAGCATTATCTGAAATGGACGGATGAAATGCTGGAACACGCAAGAAAAGCTACCGGCATGCAGGATTTCTCCGGCACCGATTCCTTGTGGAATCTGACCCCCGAACAGATGAAGGCTCTACGGTCGGACGTATGGTTATGGGATATCATGGAATCTTCCGGTAAGGGAGGTTACGGTGAGCGTGTTACCGACAAGCTGGATGATTATATAGAGCAGGCAGGAAAACTGGAAGAACTGACCGACAGTCTTTATGAGGGCCTGATCGGAATGTCATTCGATTCCATGTATGACAGTTTTATAAGCAGTCTGATGGATATGGAGAAGAGTGCGGAGGATTTTGCTAATGACATATCCAAATATTTCATGCAGGCGATGCTGTCAAATGCCATCGGTGAACAGTTTAGTGACAAACTGAGGACATGGTATGATAAATTCGGTGAAGCCATGAAGGATGATGGTACGCTTGACAATAATGAGCGTAAGGAGCTGATGGATGAATACATGGGTTATGTGGACGAAGCCATGAAGCTCCGTGACGAGCTTGCCGCAGCAACCGGATATGACAAGATTTCGCAAGAATCAACATCCCAGTCAGCTTCATCCAAAGGTTTTCAGGTAATGAGTCAAGATACTGGCGAAGAGTTGAACGGTAGGTTTACAGCATTGCAGATTGCAGGAGAAGAGATAAAGAATCAAAATATCATTCAATCTCAATCGCTTAATTTACTAACAGTAAAAGCAGATGCTCTACTTTCCATAAATACGGAAACAAGAAATATTGCTGATGATACGCGGGATTTGATAGCGCAATCCTATCTTGAATTGGTACAGATTTCAGAAAATACAGGGGCAATCGTCAAACCTATTCAACAGATGCAAAGAGATATAGCAGAGGTTAAAAAGAATACAGCAAAATTATAGTTT